AAAAATCTTCAACATATAACTAAGGATTTTATTATGTCCCAATCACGTCTTAATCAAATGTCTAACCAAGTTGCCCGCAGCACCATTGCTGTGATTGATGCTGTCACTCAGCGTGGTGGGTTCCGCGGTGAAGAGCTTTCAACCATTGGTCAGCTTCGCGACCAGTGTGTTCAAATTATTCAACTTGCTGAATCTATTCAAGAGCAAGAAGCATTGGCCGGAGAGCCTGCATCCAAGAAATAATTGACTTTCCGCTCTGATTGAACTACAATTATACTTTATTATGGAGAGCTAAATGTCTAATGATTTCTTGTGGGTAGAGAAGTATCGTCCTCGCACTATTGCAGATACTATCCTTCCCAACACTCTGAAAGAAACTTTCCAAGCTATTGTGTCCAGTGGACAGATGCAGAATATGCTGTTCACTGGCACTGCTGGCTTAGGTAAAACTACAGTAGCTCGAGCCCTGTGTAATGAGATGGGGCTCGACTATATCGTTGTGAACGGATCTGAGGAGGGTAACATTGACACCCTTCGTGGTAAGATCAAACAGTTTGCTTCGTCTATCTCGCTGACTGGTGGCTACAAGGTTGTCATTCTTGACGAAGCTGACTATCTCAATCCTCAATCGACACAACCAGCTCTTCGTGCATTCATTGAAGAGTTTAGCAACAACTGTCGCTTCATCCTCACCTGCAACTTCAAGAACCGTATCATTGAACCTCTTCACTCGCGTTGTGGAGTGTATGAATTCAATACGTCTAAGAAAGATATGGCTGAGCTTGCTGGCCAGTTTATGAAGCGTTTGAAATATATACTAAAGCAAGAGGGCGTTGAAAGCGATAACGTTGCCCTTGCTGGTTTGATTACCAAGTATGCACCTGACTGGCGGAGAACAATCAATGAAGCTCAAAGAATGGCAAGCCTTCCTGCTGGGATTCATGTACGGGATGTTGGGGATGGCAGCGGGGACAGCTTTGCTATCCTCATTTCCGCCCTGAAAGGTAAAGACTTCAAGAAGATGCGTTCTTGGGTAGTCAACAACCAGGATGTTGATACTGCTGCTGTGTTCCGTGGTCTCTATGACCGTATGAACGAGACTGTGCAGCCTCAAAGCATTCCTCAGCTAGTATTGATCCTTGCTGACTATCAGTACAAGGACGCTTTTGTTGCTGACCACGAGCTTAACATGGTTGCATGTATGACTGAGATCATGGCTGGGGTCAGCTTTCAGTGATTACATTTGAAGATGTATACAAATGGCCAAATACACGAGGAAAGTCTAGCATATCAAAAGCAGATTGTAACTTCCTGAGAGAGTTGTGTATAAAATATCAACCCTCTAAAATTTTAGAGTTTGGTACTGGATCCGGAAAAAGCACTTGGGCTATGGCATTATCAAGTCAATGCAAAATACATACTATCGATCGAGATGATTGGTATTCAGCAGTCGCGGTCGATGACAAAATACATCGATACATAATGTATAGCACACAATGGCTTGATACTTATAATATTGACAACTTTGATTTTGTGTTTATAGATGCATTTATTCCTGAACATGATTATGATAAAGTTTTAAAAAGGATTGCTGATAGCTGTTCTATAGTTGTACACGATTACAGTAATACCATTCAAAAGAAAGGGTATCGGAATGTTAACTCTATTTTAAAATGTTTACTTTCTGGTGATTTTTTGTATGATTATAATCTTACTACGGGTGGAGAGTGTTGTGCTCACCTTAGAGTTGAAAGATAAATTATGACACCATTTGATTACTTGAATTCTATTAATGATACTAAAATTGATATAATGAAGGATGATGCTGATGAGCGTGCCTACAATTCTTTTATGGTTAATCGCAGCCTGTCTTATTTTCCTGATACTGTTGCTCTGGCCAACGAACTAAACCGCTACCATCACCTTGATAAGAAGCTCCAATACCACTTTCTTATAAATATCATTCGAAAGCGTAAGCGCTTCTCGAAGTGGATCAAACCTGACTTAGTTAGTGATATGGATGTAGTGAAACAGTATTATGGCTATAGCAATGAAAAGGCTCGCCAAGTTCTACATCTTCTATCGCCTGAGCAAATAGAAGAATTAAGAAAAAAGGTGAGCAAAGGTGGAAGAAAGTAACATTGTATCGTGGGCTCCAGCAGATATGCTTGAGATCACACTTAATGAACCAGATGATTTTTTAAAGGTTCGTGAAACATTAACACGCATTGGCGTGGCCTCCCGTAAAGATAAAAAGCTGTTTCAATCATGTCACATTCTGCACAAGCAGGGTAGGTATTTCATTGTACACTTCAAAGAGCTATTCATGCTCGATGGTAAGAAAGCTAATCTTGAAGAGAATGATGTATTGAGACGCAACACTATTGCTACGTTGATTAGTGATTGGGGATTGGTTACAATTCAATCAAAGGCTCCATTAAAGTGTGCACCATTGCGTCAGATTAAGATCATATCATTCAAAGATAAAGACCAATGGGAGCTATGTCCAAAGTACAACATTGGAAATAAGTAAACGCCGATATTCCTTTTCTGAATAGGTGTTGACAACTAAATAAATGTGCACTAAAATGGTACACATAAAAGAGAAATAAAATGACACATCACATACTTTTTGTAAACAGCTTCTTAGCTGGACTAATTACTGATATTACTCACGCGATTGTAAAAGTTGCAGATCGCCTTGCACATGCTGCAAAGGTCCATGCACAGCGCCGTGAAACATTCAAACAGCTAAGCAGACTTAGCGATAAAGAATTGCTCGACATGGGCATATCCAGATACGATATTGAGCAGATTGCCAATTCGTACAAGTAAGACTAAACCACACACAACACAGGAGACTACAATGTCAAACAAGAACCCCTTTGAAATCCGTGCCGATATCCTCGAGCTTGCAAAAGACTACATGGACAAGCAAACAGCTTTGAACGTGCAGTACTGGGAAAAGATGATGGCTGTTGGTGCTGCAACTATTAAAGAAGCAAAAGAAGCTAACGTCTATACTCCTTATAGCATGGAAGAACTTATGAAGAAGGCCCAGGAAATGTATTCTTTCGTTTCCAAAAAGGAGTGAGCATATGTTAGATCCAGATCACTCATATCTTCGCGCTCTTGCTGAGAAGAAAAAAGGCGGCAAGTAATGTGGCCATATACTGACGAAGAGTTAGACTTCATAAACGGTAAGAAGAAATAAATAGAGCGCCTTAGGGCGCTCTTTTCTCTTGGAGATATTATGAAAACTTTTCTAATGTGTGTTGGTGCACAAAAGGCTGGCACTACTTGGCTGTGGCATTATTTAAAAAACAATACTAAGATTGATTTTGGCTTTAGAAAAGAATATCACGTTTGGGATTCTATTAATATCCCAGAATATGAATTTTTTAAAAGCTACATTGAACAAGAACTAAAATACCGATCTAAGGAAAGTAACTCTATAAATTTGAGTTTTATTAATAACCCTGATCTGTATTTTGAATATTTTAAAAATAAATTACTCAATGTAGATATAACAGGCGACTTTACTCCACAGTCCTCAACGTTAAGTACACAAACCTACAATTATATCATAAAAAGATTTTTAGATTTAGGCATTGAAACTAAAGCAATATTTTTGTTGAGAGATCCTGTAGATAGATTACAATCGATGATGAGAATGGATCTAAAAATAAGAAACATCGATAATCCTAGTTACGATACAGAGCTGTTGTTAATGGAAGAACATCGCAAATCTGCTAACTATTATATGACGGGAGGATATAATACCATAGTCCCTAAATTGGATAAAGTATTTGGTTCTAATATTCATTATACTTTTTTTGATAATCTTTTTACAGATAATTCAACAAAACAGATAACAGATTTTTTAGGAGTGGATCATCATCAGGCTGACTATAACTTCAATCCAATGTTTGGTAAGACTGACAACGAGTTGCTGCCTGAAGACCGTGAGTACTTCGAATCTCTATACAAACCCATATACGATTACACTGCAGATAGGTTCCCTCAAGTAAAAAAACTGTGGACATACTACCAAAAATAACCTACAATGATCAGTGAATTATATGGAGAATTGCTTTGGATTTCTACACTTCTGTAAACCGTTACGGAAACGACATTCTACTTCGTGGCTTTGAACGAGGTAAGCGAATCGCTAAGAAGGTTCGCTTCATGCCCACCCTCTACATCCCTGTTGAACAAGAAACTGGTTGGAAGACTCTGACTGGTGCTAATGTATTGCCTAAGGGCTTTGACACTATGCGTGATGCTAGTGACTACATCAAGCAATTTGAGGGTGTCGATAACTTTAGTGTTTACGGCACTACCAACTACGTCAACCAATTCATCACTGAACACTATCCTCGAGACATCAGCTTTGATCGCTCTAAGGTAAACGTTACAACAATCGACATCGAGGTTGCATCTGATCAGGGGTTCCCTCACGCTCACGAAGCTGCTCATCCAGTGATCTCTATCACCATGAAGAACAACATCGATAATGTCTATCATGTTTGGGGTATGCAGTTCTACGATAAGACTAAGTGTCCTGTCGTTGAGCCTAAGATGATCAAGTACCATCAGTTCGATGATGAGGTTGGCATGCTGCTCGACTTCATTCACTTCTGGCATCATCCTGACTCCTGTCCTGATATTGTTACTGGTTGGAACACTCGAGGCTTCGATATTCCGTACCTCGTTAACCGTATCAAGAACGTTATCGGTGGTGACACTTATAAGAAGATGAGCCCTTGGCTTGCTGTTAATGCTAAGACGATTCCTATGACTGGTGGTCGTGAGATGCACGTCTACGACCTGGAAGGGATCCAGCAGCTTGACTATCTCGATCTATTCAAGAAGTTTGGCTACTCGTATGGTCAGCAAGAATCGTACAAGCTAGATCATATTGCGTTCGTTGTTCTGGGTGAGAACAAGCTATCATATGAAGAATATGGTAACCTGCACAATCTATACAAAGAAGACTTCCAGAAGTTTATTGACTATAACATTAAGGACGTTCAGCTCGTTGATCGCTTTGAAGAGAAGATGGGTCTGATCACTCTTGCTATGGTTATGGCATATCGTGGCGGTGTTAACTATTCGGAGACATTCGGTACGACTTCTATTTGGGATTCTATCATTTACCGCATTCTACATGCCCAAAAGACAGTTGTTCCACCGAAGGTTATGCAACATAAGCAGCAGTATCCTGGCGCATATGTCAAGGATCCTAAGGCTGGTGGATACAAATGGGTGGTCTCTTTTGACCTTAACTCCCTGTATCCTCTGACGATTGTGCAATACAATATGTCTGTTGAGACTCTTATCCAGGGTAAGATTCCTGGTATTGATCCTGATAAGTTCTTGTCTGGTGAGCTTGATGCTAGTGTTGCTGGTGGTGACTATACTCTAACTGCAACTGGCACTCGCTTCCGTAAGGATAAGCAGGGTGTGATTCCTATGATCATTAACCAGTATTATGCTGAGCGTGTTCAGGTTAAGAAGCGAATGCTTGCTGCTAAGCAAGAGTATGAGAAGACTAAGACTAAAGCTCTGGAGAATGAGATCAACACTCTTGAGAATCAGCAGATGGCTATCAAGATTCTTATGAACAGCTTGTATGGAGCTCTAGGCAACAACTTCTTCCGTTACTTTGACGTTCGCATTGCAGAAGCTATCACGACTTGTGGTCAGCTTGCTATTCGTTGGGCTGAGCGTTCAATCAACAAGACTATGAACGAGGTTCTCGAGACTTCTGGTGTTGACTATGTTATTGCGATCGATACTGACTCGCTCTACATCAACATGGAAGCTCTTATTAAGAAGTTTAATCCTAAGGATCCTGTCAAGTTTCTCGATAAGATCTGTGAAGAGCACTTCGAGAAGATCCTTGAGAAGGCTTATGCTGATCTAGCTAAGACTGTTAATGCATACGAGAACCGTATGGTTATGAAGCGAGAAGTTATTGCTGATCGTGGGATCTGGGTTGCTAAGAAGCACTATCTGCTCAACGTTCATAACAGCGAAGGTGTGCAGTATGCTCAACCTAAGCTCAAGATGATGGGTATTGAAGCAGTTAAGTCGTCAACGCCTCAAGTATGTCGTGATAAGTTCAAAGATGTATTCAAACTTATTATGAATACTGATGAGCAAGAGGTTCAGAAGTTTATTGCTGACTTCCGCAAGGAGTTTAAGCAGCTAAGCCCTGAGCAAGTGTCGTTCCCTCGTGGAGTCTCTGATATCGATAAGCATCAGGATCGTAAGACTATCTACGGTAAGGCTTGTCCGATTCATGTTCGTGGTTCACTGCTATACAACCACTATGTGAAAGAGAAGGGTCTTGATCAGAGATATGAGATGATTCAGAATGGTGAGAAGATTAAGTTTGTGTATCTGAAGACGCCTAATCCTATCAAGGAGAACGTGATTGCTTATCCTCAGAACCTTCCACGAGAGCTTGACCTCCATCGGTTTGTAGACTATAATAAGATGTTCGAGTCTACCTTTATCGAACCTCTTTCAACTATTCTCGATGCTATTGGGTGGGAAGTAGAGCCTACAGCATCCTTAGAGGACTTCTTTACGTAATGTACTCGTTAACCGTATTCAAATCTCCACGTTGGTGGGAAGAACAACAACGGTTTGTATATGATAACAAAACTCATCGTCGCCTTGACTTTGAGTCTTGGGATCGTTTTGTGAAATTCTTGTATAAGCTATCAGAACGTCCATTGGAGGGCAAACAAAATGCGGAACTTATTTCTCCTGCTGTTTATGAAGCTGGGGCTAAACGACGAAACCAAAATGTACTTGCTTGGGCAGGTTGGTGTGCTGTTGATATTGATGATTGGGACTTTGACGGAGATCTAAAAGATGAGCTTAATCGTAGGTATGGCCGTTGGAGCTATGTTGTGTATTCAACTGCTAGTTCGACGGTTGCTAAGCCAAAGTTCCGCCTTGTCTTCCAGGTTGACAGGCATATACAAACATCAGATATTAAACACTTCTGGTTCGCCCTCCAATCGTATCTTGACGACCGAGGAGATAAACAATGTAAAGACCTCTGCAGAATGTATTACGTCCCTGCGGACTATGCTAATGCTAACAACTTTATTTTCCACAATAGTGGTGATCCTCTTGCTGTGGACTACCTTCTAGAGGCTTATCCCTACACTGAGAAGCAATCATCTAGCAGCTTCCTGGATAGATTACCAGATGCTTGGAAAGAACAGATTGTTGAGCATAGAAAGTCTGCCCTAGATAATACTTCTTATTACTGGACAAGCTATCAGGATTGCCCATTTGTTAGTAAGAAGATGATCAACGAATGGACTTCTATTGCTGGAGTTGATGGCACTGGTCGCTATAGAATGATCTATAAGATTATGATTGCAATCGCTGGTAATGCTGTGAAGAAGGGATATCCATTAACTGTTAATCAGTTGGTTGAGTTAATTAAACAGATTGATGCTGATACGTCTAGAAAGTATCAGAATAGACCTCTAGATGTAGAGGCAAATAACGCTCTTGAATATGCTTATAGGAACGCTTTATGATTACAGGAATAACTGCTTCAACGTTTGATCTATTACACGCTGGCCATGTAGCAATGCTCAGAGAAGCAAAGCAACACTGCGACTATCTTATTTGTGCACTACAAATTGATCCATCTATTGATCGTGAACACAAAAACAAACCAATCCAAACAATTGTTGAGCGGTATACCCAGCTTGCTGCTGTAAAGTATGTTGATGAGATTGTTGTCTATGCTACTGAGCAGGACCTTGAAGACATTTTAGAAATGTATCCAATCAACATTCGTATCCTTGGAGAAGAATATAAGGATAAAGACTTCACAGGCCGCGAGATATGTAAGAAGCGCAACATTGCGCTATACTTCAACAAGCGTGATCATCGGTTCTCAACTAGCGACTTGAGACTTCGAGTTGCAGTTGTAGAAAACAAAAAGGGATATGATTTAAGTGAGCACTCGTAAAATTAAAATTGGTATTATTGGCCACGGCTTTGTAGGTAAGGCTGTAGAGTATGGCTTTACTCACAGAGATGTAGAGCAATACATTATTGATCCAAAGTATGGCACAACAATTGATACTCTGCCACGTGATTGTGATCTAGCGTTCGTCTGTGTCCCAACACCAATGAATGATAATGCTGCTACTCTAAAGGCTGTTGTCAGTGAATTGCATAACCACTTTGCCTATAAAAGATGTTTGATTGTAATTAAGTCAACAATTACTCCTGATGTTATTGGTAGCTTTGCTTATACTGGAGTGGTGTACAATCCAGAGTTTCTAGCAGAGAAAAGTGCTATGCACGACTTTGTTAATCCACAATTCCACGTGTTTGGTGGAGACAAAGGCGATACAAAATACCTTGCACGGATCTACAATGCGTACAGTTTGTGCAATCCGTGCCACACGTTCCATGTAAGTCACATTGATGCTAGCTTCATTAAGTACGGTATCAACACGTTCCTTGCAACCAAAGTGACATTCTTCAATCAACTGTTTGATGTGGTTAATGATGTTGAGCGTGCAAACTTTGCTAGCATTATTGCAGCTATTGGATCTGATGAGCGTATCGGATCATCGCACACAAAGGTTCCTGGCTTTGATGGCAAGCAAGGGTTTGGTGGAGCTTGCTTCCCTAAAGACTGTGCTGCACTATTTAATTACGATAATCGCTTGACTTTACTCGGTGAATCTATTAGAATCAATAATGATTATAGATCCCGTTACGAATTAGATGAAAGAGAGAAAGAGCAAAATGTCGATTATGGACAAACTAAAGAAGAACTCTAAGATCAAGCAGACGGAGGTTCTGTCTGACTCTAAGTTCTTTAACGATAAAGAGATGACCCCTACAGATGTTCCTATGGTGAACGTGGCTCTGTCTGGGTCAATCGATGGTGGCTTAGCACCAGGCCTGACTGTGCTTGCAGGTCCTTCTAAGCACTTCAAGACTTCGTTTGCATTGCTGATGGCTGGTGCATATCTCAAAGCTCACCCCAAAGCTGTGATGCTGTTCTACGATTCAGAGTTTGGTTCTCCTCAATCATACTTTGAGCAGTTTGGCATTGACACTTCTCGTGTGCTTCATACTCCTATCACTAACGTAGAAGAGTTGAAGTTTGACATGATTGGCCAGCTTGAAGAGCTGTCTCGTGATGATGAAGTGATCATTGTGATTGACTCTATCGGTAACATGGCATCGAAGAAAGAGATGGAAGACACTCTGAATGAGAAGTCTGTTGCAGATATGTCTCGTGCAAAGGCTCTTAAAGGTCTGTTCCGTATGTGTACACCTTACCTTGCAATGAAGAACATTCCTCTGATTGCTATCAACCACACATACAAAGAGATCGGCCTGTTCCCTAAGGACATCGTTGGTGGTGGGACTGGTATCTACTACTCTGCAGACAACATCTGGATCCTTGGTCGTCAGCAAGATAAAGTTGGCACTGAGATCAAAGGCTATCATTTTATTATCAATGTGGAAAAATCTCGTTATGTTAAAGAAAAGTCAAAGATTCCTATCTCGGTTAGCTGGGAGGGTGGTGTTCAACGCTGGTCT